AATGCGTAGCTCTTTGTCGTCGGCCCAGCCAGTTGACTCAACCCTTCCCTGTAACAATTTTTCTACCGGATGGAAGGATATTTTGATTTTTTTGTGATACTTTAGTATCGAGCTGCCAAGAAAGCAGGCAAATTTGTTTTTCTGTTCTTGGTTCATGGCGTGTGTGTTTAGACCAAGATCAAGGCGATTCGTTCAATCTTCTTCTGGAATTTCGTCTCCCTCAAAAATTCTACGAATCGGATTCTCCCAAAATCCCTCTTCTTGTTCGGGGAATTTCATAAAGTCTCCGGTATCGTCAAACTTGATTTTTAGGTCGGCGTCAAATTGTTGCTGGTTCATAATAGAACAATTCTATAATCGTTTCTTCGTTTTCGCCAACCTTTTCTTGTTTTGTTTCAATAGTAACGTTTCTTTCACTATCGTCTGGAATCGCTCCAGCATACCGGAGGCAGTCAATGTGGTATTTGAAGATAAGATTATCTGGGTCGATGAGCCGTTTTCTTTTGGCTGTAAGGCGGATATGAATGCGTCCTGTATTTTTTTCTTTACCGACAACCTTTGCCAATGAGTCATTCCGAACAGCGCGTTGAGGCTTGGGGTCACTCCCCTTACTGTTATTTTTAGGAATGGCTCTTTTTGCAACGATTCCCTGTTTGTAGTTTGATATTCGTTCATAAACCCCCGGTCTGATTTCTACAAAGCCGCTTGGTATTTTTTCCCATCCCATATTTTATTGTTTTACTCCAAAGATTTCTTCAAAAATTGATGTGGATGAGGATTTGTATGTTGATTTTTGCATTTCTGAAGCCGCAACATATCCGTCATCGTGGCCCTTGCTGTAAACAATGTCAAAGAACTTTTTGATGCTGGCTGTGGTGAAGTGCGGGCTTTCCAACAGCCTTGGATTTTTTTGCACAAGATAATTCCAGAAGTGTTCTTTTTTGCTCATGGTTGTCCGTAGATGCAGATGTAGAGAAATCCAAAATTTGCAAAACTGTATCCAGCAAAGGCGACCGCAAGCCCCACGTTACCCTGTTGCCAGAAGCCAAACGCTGTTACCAAGTAACAGGCGGTTGTGATTATTAGCGGTATCAGGGTCATGTATTTACTCTGTTAATTTGGTATTTTCCGTTTTTCCACTCGTGGATTTCTTGAAGTTCGTGGGGTTCTTCGATTTTATCAAGCTCTTTTTTGGTGTAATCTCTGATTGCCTTGATAAAGTCAACACTTGATTCTTGGATTATACTGTTAAGCCAATCGTCACAAGAAGATATTATCTCTTCAAGACAGTCGATTGCGGCGTTTTTGTCTTTTGATATTTTTTTAAGAATATCCTCAATTGTTTTTCCGCTCATTTTCCACCCTCTTCCCACTTCCCAATCGTCCGCAGGAATGCTTCGGCTTTTTGAAGTGCGGTGGCGTGGATGTGAGCAAACGAACCACCTCCAATTCCGCTTGGCCAATCCTTGCCAACAACACGACATAGTTGGATTGCAAACTCAACTTTGTTCATGCCTTCTAGTTTATCCTCCGCTTCGTGCATGGCGTTGAGGTCGTAGCAGTAGTCGGGAAGTTCGTGCGTGCGCTTGAAGGTTTTATCGTTTTTGTTTCTACGCCAATGCGCGTCTTTATTTGGACCGCTCCCTGTCCATTTCCACCCACACGCTTTCGCGATGGCGATGTTGATTTGTTCGTTGGTCATTTCTTGCCCTCCAATTGGTTCAGTTCAGCACAGAGGTCATCCCATTCATCCATACCAGAGGCCCCCAATGAGCTTGCTAGATTTATTGCTTTGTCTGCGATGTCTCGCGCCTTGGCAAGTTTTGCTAGCGCATCTATTGTGCGAAATTTTTCTTCCACAAATTTCTTTTTTAACGCGTTTCGCTCGCGTTCCAATTTTTGTGCAAAGGTTATCCAATCAGAGATATATCCACCCATTGCGTCTGTTTCCGGCGTGTCGCTCATTTTGCTTCCTCCCATTTTCCGATTGTCCGCAGAAATGCCTCGGCGCGTTGACTGGCGGTGGTGTGAATTCCCCACCAAATGCCATGATGTTTCGGTAATAACTGCTCGCAGAAAACTTCAATCTGATCGCGTGTCAGCACTTCTTCCGCTTCGTGCATCGCGTTGAGGTCTTGGCAATATCGCGGAATGTGACCAAATATATTTTCTGGCGAAGTTCCAACTGGAAGCCCCGATCTGTCTGGCAACCATACATCTTCCCACCCACACGCTTTCGCGATTGCGATGTTGATTTGTTCGTTGGTCATTTGATCACCCCCTCTGTCCGAAGTTGACCCGAAATCTGCGAGACGTATTCGCGGCTGCAATTGTTGCGCCTTGCAATGTTCGCCATGGATTCCGTGGGTTCTGATTTAATAATGTCGGCAATGACCTTGATGATTCGTGTTGATGGGTGCTGGCGGCTTTTGACCGAAGGCTTGCGCCCCTGATACAATCCAAGTTTTTTGATTGCGTAATAAACGGCTCCTGAGCTGCAATTAAAGAGCTTGGCGATTTCGTTGGTTGATGCTGGGCCTTGGGCCAGTATTTCTTTGAGTTGTTCTTTATGGACTTTCATGCGATTACTTTGACACGGGTGTTTGCGTTTCGTTCAAATTTTTTTTGTTTGACTTTATTTGAACGCCAGATAGGTTTCGCTGTCAATACACAAAGACGCACGGCGCGTCTGACATATTGTAGCCGAACACCCAGCGCAGGTATGCAAGGATAAAACCGCCGAACGTTGGGAAATCCGAACCAAGCCTCGCCAGCTTGGTAATCCAGAAGTAGTCTGGTAAAGCGACAGGGACATGCCCTGTGGGGTGCATCGACGTTAGTAGGTCATCAGAATGGCAGCCTCGGAGCCTAGACGTTGGTGGTAGGGCTGAAGCAACTCATCTCGGAAGGATGAATACTTCGACTTTTTACAAAACTCTTGCCCCTTTGCGGGGGCGGAGTGTGTGAAGAGCATCGCAATCTATCTGGATGGATTAAACTTCGATAATACGGCGTAATAAGAAATTGTTTGACAATATCGATAATAATCATTTAACCATATCCATAACCTTTAGTTCTTTTAAATCTTAAGGGGGAGAGACTTGGATTCGACGAAGGGCTATACCCTCGGACTCGGTTTCGATCACCGACTCCTCCAAATTTTAGCTGCGGTCATTGAGGGCACGACTAACAGAACCGTTCCTGCTCCCGAAGGAGCATACGCCTGCGTGAGCGACCTGAGCCGTAGCTACATTTTCCGCCAACGCCTCTGCTTGCACGCGCAACATGGAACTGAATTAACAGGTTTCGCCCAAAGGACGCTTTGGGAGTGCGGATATTTTTTAAAAAAAGATTGAACGAGTGCGGTTAACATGTGTCTATTGAGTCGTATGAAAAACCACACTAATCCTAGTCAAACCGTTAAAATCCTCAACTACCTGCTTAAAGGTAAATCCATCACGCCGCTTGAAGCGTTAAGCCGCTTTAAGTGTTTTCGTCTGGCTTCCAGAATCAACGAAATCAAACGATCTGGAATCATTGTCAACAAGGAGATTGTGACCAAAAACGGAAAACGCTATGCGCGTTATTCGCTTGGTCAAAAAATCAAAGCCACGGCGGCTGCGTTGTTGATCACATGCGGCATCGTCAATGCCCAAGAAACCGTCAATTACAGCGGATATTCTTACTCCACTGGCTATGGCAACACCTCTCCGAACTACTACAGCGGAACGGCAACAATTTCCCGCTCAAGGAGCACATCGGATGAAACAAGGGCGATTGTTGACCGGATGAACGCCGATTCCCAGCGCAGGCTTGAAGAATCATATCGACAGCTTGATGCCAGCAGACAGCGAACCGACATGCAATATCAAACAGAATTGCTAGAGAAACAAACCAAGCTTCTGAAAAAAATCGCCAATCAATGAACTATCTTAACGTAAACATTCCGTTTTTCTTTGCCTATTTGGACACGGGTTTCTTTTACGACCTAGAGCCAAACGTCACAAGAGAAAGAGTTGTTGTAGAGGTCTTTGCCTACACTTCAATACCCCAAAGGTGCGGAATGTTTAGCGTTATGACCGAATATGGCTCCCAACACGCCAGAGTTCCCATCCAATATCTCCATACAGATGAAACTGGGGGAACATTTTATCCCTTGGACTGGATTCAGTTGTGGGACTCCATGAGTTATTACTGCTCGGTCAACATCTTGGACTACTGCAAGAATCGTGCGGCAAACATCATGTTGAAAGACAAATCTCTGGAAAAGGCCCAATACATGTTCACTCTGGACTGGTGTTTGGGGCCACAACATTCTGGAGGCTATGGCGAAATGGCGGCTGGCCACAAATGCGGCCATGTGTTTGCGGGTGACGGACAATACTTTATCCAACCCAATAACCGTGTGCTGTGGATGGATGGCGGTTCATTTATTGCCAAGAATTTCCCCACCAAGCCAGACTGGAAGGTATTTAGCCAAGAGTTTAGCTGTGAGCACTCTGGCAGCAGATGGGTAAGCGAAAGCGAGGAAGAACTATGGTTTTACGACTTCAAGCAGCAATCCTAATCACAGGCGCGATAATGTTTACCATGGGGTGCTCTGTTGTTCCAAGACCCTATCCTTGGAATTTTCCGCCAGCCCACGAATGGAACGCACCAATGGAGACAAGCTGGATTAACCTTGTTGACCACTGGCGCAAAGCGACCACACCACAAAACAAGATTTATTGCGAGCTAACAAAATCCGAACAGCCTGATTTTGGCTACGAGATAGAAAAGCTCAAGGCTCTTGAGCGCGATCTGGAAGAACATGAACTATATCAATAATCCAGCCCAACTTTCTGGCATCCTTGCCATTGGTATGAACCCAATCATGGCACTCTCGGCAGAGGGCGGCAAAATATTCGTATTTACACAGCCATTGACCCACCCTGCCAGCTTTATGATGTATATCTGTGCTTTTTTTGTTTTTGCAACGCTCGCACTGTGGATGGAGAGCAAGATACGCATTCTTTACCTTGTCATATTCGCGGTATTGCTTTGCGCGTTTTGGGGATGCTCCCCGCAACCTGCCGCTCCTTTTTAAGGGAGTTTTTGAACGAAGTGGAGTTTTTCTTGTCAAAGACATAAGATGAATGAGTTTATATCAGAACCAGTAGTTTGGCGCGATTACGATGCCGAAAAACCAAACGTAGCAGGAGTTTACCTCATTGCAAACGCAAATTGCAATCCTCCTTTTCGCACGGCCTCATATTACGACCCGCATTATGGATGGAGCGGCGTTGGCCACGTTCTTGAAAAGCTAATCAAATATTGGTCGGAGTTTCCACAATGCCCAACTTCAAAGTTGTCCTAACGGTCATATCAACCGATTCTGTGTCGCCATATCCTATTGGCCCTAGATTCAGGAGGGGGCTTCCAATGCCCATGGAAAACCTTTACCAAGAGCGCGGAGGGTATTACTTTGACCCAGACACGGAGCTTGATTTGGCAAAAAATCTTGCCGAAAGTTTTGCCAGATACGTTAACGATCACAACGCAAAGAAAACAAAAAAGAAATGAACATTGTATTCGCATATCACAACGGAGACGCCGAACTTGCCATTGAGTCAGCTAAAGCGATTAAGGCTCTTGGGACAAACATCAGGCACAAAGCCACCATTTGCTGTCCATCAAATACAGAGCATGTGGACAGTATATCGAAAATATTGAATGAGTGCTTCGTGGATGTTGACCGAATCGTTGCTCAAGACGGCTTTAACGGTTGGCCCCTTGGCCCCAACCAAATGTTTATCGACGCTGCGGTTGAGTGTTACTCCAAGGGCGAGCCTTGGTATTTTTGGGAACCAGACTGCGTTCCAACCAAAGCGGGATGGTGCGACGCGCTTCAAGACGAATACTCCAAGAATCCCTCAATCCTTGGATGCGTTTACGCTGGCGGCATTACAACTGGCGGCAAAAAAATTTACAACATAGTCGTTGGCAGCGCAGTTTATCCGCACAACTTTTTGGATTATTGCCCACTAGCCAGAAATCTAAATTCATACAATTTGACCTATCGCTCTTCAGGGGTAAACCCAGAGCCTTGGGACGTATATTGCCGTTGGGAGTTTCTAAAAATAGCCAGAGACACACCCATGATTCGCGCATATTGGAAAAGCGTGAATTACCAGTGGAAAGACGAAAAAATTATCTTTTTTGCCGAAAATCCAGACGCTCAAGAAATACAAAACGTCACCTGTCCAGATCGCATTATGTCAATGGATGCCGTAGTTGTCCACGGATGCAAAGACGGCTCTCTGCACAAAATGGTTCAGGGCGGAATTTTAATTCCATCGAAATCGAGGGAATTAGAACAAGTCGTCTTGAAAAACGAGGCGATTCCAAAATTACGCAATAACTCGTCAAAAAAGACGAAGAAGAAACGATTCATCTCAGAACAAGAACGCGAGCGCAGAAGGAGCCACATGAAATCCGTGGCGGCAAAACGTTGGGGAAAGCAAAATGTTCAACCCCAAGCTTCTTAATCATCAACAAGTTCCAGCGTCTCAGCTTTTGCGCTCCCTGCAAAACGGGGCAAGAGAATGGGGATATGCTGGTGCTGTTGACATGAGCGATGTTGGCATGGGCAAAACCTACTGCGATCTTGCCGCCGCTTTGGAGACAGGGCGCAGGGTTGCCGTATTGTGTCCTGTTGTTGGTGTTGAGGGCTGGCGCAAGGCTTTTTCCCACTTCGGGGCGGAACCATACCACATTGGCTCTTATGAGGCGGTCAGAGGCAACTGGAGGCCAAGCATAGGGCAATTCGGGGACAAGTATTTTGAGTGGAACAACCCAAGCGACATCATCATCATCGCAGATGAGGCCCAGATAACCCGCAACATGGATTCCATAACAACAGCCTGTATCGGCGGGGCAATAAAGCAACAGATACCAATAATCTGCGCCAGTGCGACACTCGCCCTTTCTCCGCTTGAGTTGCGAATCGCGGGAAGGATAACAGGGCTTCATAAGGGCGGAGAGGATTGGATTCGCTTCATGTATGGCAATGGATGCAGATACAACGAAAACGAGGACAGATGGTGGTGGGACAAAAGCTACACAAAAAAACTTGTCGAAATTCACAAGCGGCTCATTCCACAAAGAGGGTGCAGGATGAGAAAGTCAGACCTTGGAGACGAGTATGCAGGAACAACCATTGAAGTCCTTCCCTTCATTGTTGAGGAATTTTATGAGATCGAAAGAAAATGGGAAAACGCTGACAAGCAAGCTCGATGGATGCAGGCGCAAGGTATCGACAGAAACGTTATTATGAATGTTCGACGCGGAAACAGGATGAAAGCTTGGAAAGCCTCAGAGATGGCCCTCGTTCCACATGTCTGCAAAAAAATCCAAGAGGACGTAAAAAACGGAAACTCTGTAGCCGCCTTCTTTTCCTTTACGGAGAGCAGGGAACTTGCGGGAAGCATCCTCGGAACAAAAGACGGATTCTTTGGCGGACAGTCCCCAAAAAAGCGAAAAGAACTTATTGAAAAATTTCAATTGAACGAAATCCACATCCTGCTGTCTAACATTGGAGCTGGCGGAGCAAGCGTCAGTTTGCACGACACCACAGGAACCAGACCAAGAGTGAGCTACATATTTCCAACAGATCAACCAGTCAAGATGGGTCAAGCCGTCGGACGCATTGATCGTTGCGGGGGAAAGACCCACGCGAAGCAATACATACCATGCATTGCTGGAGGAATGAGCCAATTCATGGTCGAGGGGTGCGCCAAAAAACTCAGACAACTTCAAATACTTAATGACGGACAATAACCCATGAAAGAAATCATCTACGAACAATCCGCTGAAGCAGCCACACTTTCTTGCATTTGCCATGCACCGACAGAGCTGCAAAAAGAAATGGTGGAAAAGATAAAAGACGACCATTTTTATCTAAACGAGCACAAGTTGATTTATCGGGCCGCGCTACGGCTTATTGCCCAAAATTTGCAGGCTGATTGGGTTACGATAATGAACGAACTTGAAGCGCAGCAACAGCTTGCCTCGGTTGGCGGACAACAGAAGATCGCCGAAATTGCCACATTCTGCCCATCCCACACAAACTGGACAAGATACTACCCCAAGCTCGAAGACGCCCGCTATCGCCGTTCTTTGGAATTTCTGGCGTCAGACATGATACACAAGGCTAGAGACAGGGAAATGACGCTTGATCAGCTCAAAAACTGGAGCGAGACAAGCGTGATGAAGGCGGACTTTATGCTTGATGACGGCGACAAGCTTTCAATCAAGTCCGCTGCCGACGCGGCTGTTTCCAATATTGAGGCCATTCTTCGTGGAGAGCCACGACGCGGAGTATCTACAGGAATGAGGGAGTTGGACAAAATATTGGCGTTCGGGCTGCGCGGCGGAGACATGGCGGTATTGGCGGCTCGCCCAAGCGTTGGCAAATCTTCTGCCGCAATGCAGATTGCAGAGCATGTGGCGTTAGACCTGAAAAAGAGGGTTCTGATATTCTCTTTAGAGATGACAAGCGTTTCACTGATGGAAAGAATGATTCGCTCAAGGGCTAAAGTTCCTGTTGCCCATCTTTTGGCCCGCGCCGTAACCAATGATCAAAAAATGGCATTGGCAAACGCGACACAAGAAATCATGGAATCGGACATACTGTGCGATGACAGCTCAGGAAAAAGCATGGGGTATATCAAGGCCGTTTCCAGAAGGGCGCACCAAAAACAGCCAATAGACTTGATCGTTATAGACTATCTTCAGCTTATTCACGGCGATTCAAAGCGTGGAAAGGAAAACAGGGTGTGCGAGGTCGAGGAAATCAGCAATGGCGTCAAAGAGCTTGCCAAGAGCCTGAATGTGCCAATTCTGATTTTGGCACAGCTAAACCGCGACCCAGAAAAGAGAAAGGGCAAGCCAACCATGGCAGACCTTAAGGGCAGCGGAGCCATCGAGCAAGATGCGGATATTGTGATCATGATTCACAGGGACGACGAAGACCCCGAAAACCAGACACAAACACCGTATGTAGAGTTTCTTGTTGCCAAACAGCGCGAGGGCGCAACCGATAGCTGCAAGATGCTATTCAACAAGCCAATCACAAGATTCCAAGATATTGGCTAAACTTTTTTCTTCCAACACCAATCGGGAAACTCTAAATTTTCTCCACCTTGAATATCAACAGGCAAATGAACACTAACCGAATTGTAGCAGCCGCAAACCCCGCAAGCTTTAAGCTGAGGGTCAAAAGATGTTTTTCTTGCACCAGCAATGTGTGGAAGCATTCCGGCAATTCCCTTGCAACCCCAACATCCAGCCGCCTCAATTTGGTGAGGGCAAGAAGCACAGATTTTAGCTCTCCGTTCAGCTTCTTCTTGTTCGACAAGTGAGAACCTTGCGTCCTTCGCAAATTTATACATTGCCGTAACCCACCGCGTTATTTCTCCAAAGCCAAGGGTTTGCCTAACTTGCGAGCAGGGCTTGCAAAATTTGTAGCCGGGAAGTTCATTGCAGACCGCATTTTCCACTTCTCTGATCAAATCCGCAGGAGGAACAAGCCCAAGAGAAATAATCGTCTTGGTGCATTCTTTAACAAGCTCTCCAAAATCAGCAGCGCGAACCATCACGTCCGTCATGGGGCAAATGCAACGAAAGCCATTTGGGGGAACAGCCTCTTTTCTGCTTAGGCAAAATTTAAGCGGATTACTCATTGACTACCAATTCGGCCTCAAAGGTATTGTTGTCTGGTATTTTCAAGGATTCAAGCTTCGTGGCAATATTGATCTGAACCTGTGATTGCTGGTTGGGTTCTGAGAAGTTAATGGTTGCCGCCTCTGCGAGCTGCTTGATGTTTCGCATCATGCCCAACGCCTCCATTCCGTCCAGTTCTTGCGCGGCGTCCGCCGCTTTAACCAGAACCCTGCCAGTCAAAAATTTGATGGACTTCTTCATGGTTTCCAGCGAGGCCGTAATGTCGGATATAAGAGTTGGAACGTCTTCGCTTTCCCAAGGAGCGGGAGACTGGTCATTAACCAAACGCTCACGACAAACCTTCCACCTCTGCGCGTCGGCCCACATGCACACTGTTGTATAGCTTAATTTAAGCTCTTGTGCTATTTCTGCAATGTTGCGACCAGCGCAATACATTGAAAACCCTTTAATGCACTGTAGCCTCTTGTCTTGAGTCATTAGGCTCATGTCAGGAGGTGGCGCAGACAGCTTGGCTGGAGTGGTTTGTTCCCAAGGATACGGCATTTCCTTGTCTGGATTATCAAGCCAAATTTTCTTGTATTTTTCCCAATTTTCTGAGTAAATAAAACGCTTTGTGGTTGTCAGGCTCTTAATCCCTAAAGCTTCAGTAATTTCCGAAATGCCCCTATCCGCCACAAATAGCCTAAATGCGTTTTGCTTTTTATACCTATTTTCTGGCGAGTCCCAATCAGTTGGACGCCTTCCGCGCTTCTTTTTTTCTTCCATTTGCTATAATATAGTATAATCAAATTCTTATGGCAACAGCAATTAACGCTGACGGGGCGATTGAAAAATATGGAAGGCTGTGGTATCCCAAGAGCGGGGCGGCCATTACTCCGCTCAGAATTGAGATGGACGCGTTCCTAGCTGGCTTGAGCAAGGAGGACGGAGGACTCGGAAGGGCAGTTCATTACAAAAACATTGTTTCAACAATCTGGCCAACCTTTGCTTGGCACAAATGGGCAGAGCTAAGAGCACAAGCGTTCTGCATGAACAACGTTGAGATTGATAACAACAACAAGTATGTAAGGGGTGTTACGGGTCTAGCTGGCGGCACAGACTCAGGAAAGTCTTGGGACATGGCTGCATTTGGCCTTGTGAGCTGGTTTTGTGACCCCCTAAACACTATGGTCATCGTTGTTTCGACAAGCAAGATTGACGCGAAGCAGCGGATTTGGGGCGCACTGGTAAAGATGTATAGAGAGGCCCAAGCCCTTGGTGTAGCTCCGGGGCGTTTAATCGAGTCCATGGACATCATCAAACTGTCAGACGAAGAGGGAAAAGTGATTGACGCCTCTGTTGGCGTGTCCGACGCATCTTCCATCATGCTATTGGCGGCTGGCGACGAATTTAAGGATGACGCGCAGAAACGACTTCAGGGCAAGAAGAACCGCCGTATCGTTCTGATCATCGACGAATTGCAAGACTGTTCGGCTTCCGTGATCAATGAGGCTATCTGGGGCTTTAAGGGGGCGCAAGAGCTGTATGTGGTTGGCGCGGGAAACCCATCCTCAATCTTTGACCCCCACGGAAAGTTCTGCGAACCCATTAAGGGCTGGATGAGCGTTGACGAAGAAACATCACACTGGAAGATAAGGGTGGCGGGCATTGAAGGGCTGTGCCTTCGGTTTGACTCTGAAAAGGACAATCCCAACCAGCAATCGTTTGACGCGGGAAAGGGGCTGCGCTATCCATTCCTTCCCAAGCCCAACGATGTTGCTATTGCCAGAAAGGAGCTTGGAGAACTTAACCCACAGTATTGGAGAAAGTTTCGCGGGTTCTGGCCACCAGCAGACGCCGATGACACTACAATCTTTAGCGACATCCTTTTGGCCCGCCACGGCGCATTGGACAAGCCAATATGGGACGGAACACCCAAAGACATAGCTGGAGTTGACCCAAGCTACACCGAAGGCGGCGACAGATTTGTTTTTACCCATCTTAAATACGGAAAGCTGATAACAGGAAAATGGGCGATTGCCGTAGAAAAACAATACGTCCTTAACAGGAGGCAGGGAAGCCAAGAGGATTTCCAATATGAGATGATTTATCAAATCAAAGACCTTGCCGATAAACTTGGAATACCAAATCAGTGGATGGGCGTGGACGCCTCGGCTGGCGGCATATTTTGGTCTATTGGTGAAAGAGAGCTATTGAGGGGCTGGCACGCGGTAAGCTTTGCTGGCGCGGCATCCGACCTACCCGTATCGGCGCAATACGCACTCAGAAACGAGATTACGGGAAAACCGCAGGTTGGGAAAGAGCTGTTCCACAATATGGCCAGCGAATTGTGCTTTGTTGGTAGATACTTTCTTGAGAACGAGCAATTAAAAGGCGTAACCCCAGACTTGGCTTGGGAGATGACGCAGCGAAAATATGTTCGGAGAACCAGAAAGATTATCATTGAGTCCAAGACCGACATGAAAAAGCGCATAGGAAAATCTCCCGACTTGTTCGACTCTTTTGCTGTTGGTCTGTTTGTTGCGCGAAAGGTTTTTGGAGCAATGGCTGGAAGCGAGGCAATATCAGAGATAAAACAAAAGAACAGAGAGGGCTTTAAGAAGATAAAACAACGCTTGACTTTAAGGTCTAATTGGTAGATTCTATTGTTGATTATTATGGCAGAACTACCAATTGCAGTTGCCGACATTTGCATTTTCAAAGGCGGCACATTTAATCAAACACTGTTTTACGAAACGGGAGAACCATCGTCTCCCGTTGACCTTTCTGGATATACCGCCAAAATGCAAGTAAGATCAAAACCAGAAAGTAAAGCTGTAATATTGGAGCTGTCCACCAGTAACGGCAGGATTGTCCTCAACGAAACCACCGGATCAATTCGTCTGTTTGTTGCCGCAACCGACACTGAAAATCTTTCTTCGTGCAAAGACGCTGTATATGATCTGTTTTTATACAATGGAGCAACTAAAACTCCAGTGCTCAAAGGTAATGTCATTATATCTGAAACAGTTACAAAATGAGTAAAATTTGCATACCAATTCCATCTTCCAGCGTTATCGGGGTTTCGTCCACACCGATCACAACGCCAAGCGTGAACATATTGCGCGTTGAGCCATCAATAACCACGCTCACAGGCGGAAGCGGCTCTCTTGCTGGACTAAGCACAATCAACGGAACCTACGTTGTTGGCATCGTTGTTTTTTTGGTCATTTCTGGTGCTCCTGCAATTTATCAGCTTACAGAAGGAACCGACGCGGAAAACGACCCATTCGTAATCAGGCCCAATGACTACGGCGTTCAAACTGGAAACAAAAGGGTTTGGAAAAGGCTAATGTAACCATGAAAAAAACTTTCTTATTTGCCGCACTTTTGATGTTTGCAAGTCTTGGGCTTGCTCAGACAAGAAGCGTTTTGGTTGGAACAAACAATGTTGTAACACAGCCAACCAACTTCTGGAGCGCAAACGCTTCAAGCGCAACATCGGGTCTTGGCCTTGGAAGCGCAGCAACAAATCCAGCATCAGCGTTTCAGCCGTCTTCTTCTGTTTTGACAAACCTATCGTCCAACAACGGAGGCAGTCTGACAAACATCAACACGTCCAGTCTTGTGGGTTCTGTGGCAATTGCAAATGGCGGAACAGGAGCAACCAATCCAACTGACGCACGCATCAATCTGGGGATACCTTGGAGCGGATTAACAAATCAAAACGCACCAACATTTCAAACCGCGCTATTTGGGGTTGGCACAAATCCGGTTCTTGTTAACACCAACGGCTCGGTTATTAGTCCTACAAACTTTTGGCAAGCTGCGCCCATCAGCACAACGGTTCAAAGCTTTACCAACGTTACCGCAAACGCCACAAATGCTGCAACAAACTCGCGCAATCTTTGGCTGTATAGCCTTTCTCCGTCTGTAAACAATGTGACAAACGTTGTTACGCTTCCAACAAACGGCGCAACATTTAACGGTGACGTGGCCACCATTATACATTCTGGAAACACCAGTTCTGTTACACAAATTAGACAGTTGGGGGCCGCAACCAATATTATTGTCCTAAATCAAGCAGACGAGGCTGTTAAGCTTATTTACAAAGAAAACGCATGGACGCTTGCCGACAATATTTCATATATTGAGCCAATTTATTTTTCTGGAGCAAATGCTACGGCCAACATTGCAGCCAGTAGAACAAATCTTGGCCTTGGTGCAACGTGGCTCACAAATACCAACGTAACAAACTTTAGAACAGCCGTCGAGCTTGGAACAACAAACAATGTTACGTTTTCAAATGTTACCGCATCTGGAACGTTGACCTCTACAGGAGTTGTTACAGCTGTCACCAATCTTAATGTTGGCGGGGCAATTGCCGTAACCAACGCTGCGCTTACACGAACAAATCTTGGTCTTGGTTTTACAGCTTTAACGAATACAAACGCGGCTAGCTTTCAACGCGCTATTTTCTCTACAAACGCTGTTCCAACAAATACAGCCAACGTCAACACCGTCAACTTTAATACGGCCATACTTTGGATGGAAGTGAGCATTATTACCAACAACGTGACAAACAGTTACAGGATACCCCTATTCCAATGACGAACTACTGGAGACTTGAGAGAGATATTGTTATCGTTCAAGGTAAAACTTGGACTGCCAAATTCCGTTATTTAACCAAGTCCTGCAACAAAAAGACCAACGTTCCCGTTGATCTTTCGACATACGGAGCCTCATTTGTGATTAGGGAATGCACAAAGGGTAGTGCCACGCTTCTTTCGTTGACGGCTGGAAACGGCATTACGCTTGGTTCGGACGGAACCATTGAGATTGTAATGACTGGCACACAAGCTTCAAACCTTACGGCTGGAGAGAATGTTTACGAAATAGAATTAACACAAGGATATACGTCTATCGCTTTTGCAACTGGAAAGGCCAAGGTTTACGAGGAAATCGCAAGGTAATGAGCCAAGAAGTGGTGCAGATCGTTGAAGCAAATCCCGATACTGTCGCCTTAGTCGAAAGGAGTGTCGAGGTTGTAGAGGTAAACAATCTCAATGTAGAGGTAATTGAAGTTGTCGAAACGAATTTTGACGTAATTGAGGTTGTCGAAACCAACACGGACGTTATCGAAATCATCGAAAGGGGGCCACAAGGAGTCAAGGGCGACAAGGGCGACAAGGGGGACGCGGGGGAAAACGCCCCATTGCTTTGGATTGACCTTGTTAGCATGTGGGACACACCTCCAACATTTTTATCAGGAACTGTATGGAGTTATACTTGGGAAGGTGTAACCAGATACAGAAATGTTCCGTCCCCCTATGACCCAACGAATGATTCCTTTTATTCGAGTTTTTCTGGTGGTATATTGTCTGGACTTATTGTTTCCAGAGCATAAACAAAATGGCTTACATCGTTCAAACAGCGCAATCGTCAACCGAAACGGCAACAACTGCTTCGTTTGTTCCAGATCAATGGATTACAGATACACAACAAGACAACGACTACATATTGCTGTGCGCCGTAAACGATGGTGGCGGAACCGCGCTTGGTATTAGTGCAGGTTGGACAGAAATATACAAAAGCTCGGCGTCTGTTGCTGGTGTTCGCGTTGGAATCTGGCAAGCAAAACGCAGCGGAAGCGATATAACCGCTCCAACAATTACAGGAGCAAGCGACGACTGGATTGTAAGCGCAATGCTGATTAGAGATGCGGACGCAACAACATTTCTCGATGTTTCTGTTGGAACGACAGAGCAAACATCATTTGTTACAAAATATGTGGCTCCAAGCGTTACAACGTCAAACAACAACGCGCTTATCATTCGCGTTGCGGGCCTTGACCTGAACGGCGTATCAACTCCAGCAACGATTTTGGGTGGATTTACAGATGTGTCTCGCCGCAGCGATACAGGTGTTGAGCTTTATGTTGTCGAGCAGCATCAAAGAACGGCGGGGGCCACTGGAACATTTACTTGGGACAGGAGCGTTACTAGGGGTGGAGTTTTGGCAACAATCGCCATCAGAAACAAAACAAGTGGAAACATCACGGCGTATTCATCTTCGCCGTTTACGGTTGTTGAGGAATTTACTTTAGACGCCGATAGCCCAACTCCGGTTTCCATCCACACACGCAGAGCGTCAATTGCGGGAATAACGTGCCTGACACCAACAGCAGGGCCAACCGTCACAACTCAGCCATCTTATACTGGCGACCCAAACTGGTATGGGCCATTCGTTACCGTTGCGACCACACCGCCAGCAACCATCGGAATATACGGTGGCGTTTTCCCTGTAACGGCAGATTGGTCGGCGGGCAAGTTGTTTGCCGTTTTGGCATACACAAACTTTAACAACGTCATGTCTCCAAGCGGCCCCATATTTTACTTTGAGGACAATGCGGGGGCGTGGGCGGCTTGGCAACCAATATCAAGAGCGCGGTTTGGCACAAACAACTTTAAGGGCATAATTGCAGATTTGCCGAACGAAACCTTCATTGCTACTTCTGGAACAATCAATTGGGCCAATATTGTGTATTTTGGCATGTTGAGTCACAATACAACAGCAAACGCGACAAGCCGCTTAATAGCACTTAAAGCATTGGGTTCCATAGGAACAATTGAGCTTTTGGGCGGAGGATCGGTAAGACCGCTTACAATTGCCGATATTGCCAAGATTTCTTCTGGCGGTGGCGGAATCTATCGCGCATTTCTTCAGGGCGCGGGACAATCTCTATTAGGGATACCAGCGCAGATTGGAAACGGAACCAATGAAACGTATTTTAAGGGTTCGGCGCAATCATTGGAATATCAGATTGGCGGCAAGGCCGAAACGCCTTGGTTTCGTCTTGGCGAGCTTGACCAACCGCTGACGGTTCGCGCAAGCAGTTCTGACGTTATTGATTTTTCAAGCGCAATTGTAGCAACAACGACAAGGCAAGCGTTTACAATTGACACAAACAGTAGCACAAGCGCAACCTATGTATTTGCAGGAGCCTCAATCGTTGGTTGGGACGTGGTGTGGAAAACCGGAGTAACCTGTGACGGTGCGGCATTTCAGCAATGTGGAGAAATAGACGCAAAGGGCGCACAGTTCAACAATTGCAACATTACATCAACCCGCAGCACAGATGCCGCCATTGCCTTTAGTGCCAACAGCAGCATGAACGGAACGACAATTGACGTTTCAAATACGTCAGCAGCGTATCATATTGAGCTGGGAACAAGCGTAACAGAGTTCACTCTGACCGATGTTACATTTGCGGGAACACCAAGCACAGATAGAGTTCATGTATTAAAAACTTCTGGAACGGTAACGATAACATTGTCTGGCTCAACCACCTTAGAGAGCGGCCAAGTAACTAGCGAGGGCGCAACAGTTACAATCATAAGCGGAGCGGAACTTACGGTAAACAATCTTGTCGCTGGCTCTCGAATCAAAATAGTCCGCACCGACAACGGAACGGTTTTGGAAAACGTTTTAGAAGCAGGAACAACTCGCACCTTTTCTCTAACTTACACTGGAGAGGTAAGAGTTGAGGCTCGTAATGCCAGCGGAACTCCAGCATATAAGCCATGGTTTACGATTGTTACTGTAGGCTCAGGAGCTACGGTTACCGCGCTTCAAGAAATAGATTAAAAAATAATTTCTGGAAATTGAGAATTTTATAGTTATACTTGTAAGGCCCGCATTGTAAAAAACATACCCCCAACAAAATATGGCAATTCAAGACGATTTTTCAATTAGCGCAACAGGAGATATTCGGCATACCAGCGGAACCACCATTTATAGCGTTTTAGATCTTCACGCTTGGTTGCAGGATTTGGCAGACGACGCATCATCCAGCGGCAATGATCTTCTTGACATATTAGCACCCAACCCGTCCAGACTTGACGGCCCAAGAGACGCGGCTGTTGCATCGCGGTTAAACCTCCTAACATCAGGTTCCGTTGTTTTCAATATTGATGACAGCGCATCTCAATACATTAACTTTGGCTCCATCAAGCAGGACGGTGGTAACGTTCAATATTCGGGTCTAAAAACAATCGGTGGTATTGTTGCCGAATCACCGATTTACGTTGTGCAGAACGGAAACAAGCTAACCAAGTTCTGGTCTGATGGACATATACAGATTTTGGTTAAAGTCAGAACGAGCGGTTCATTTATTGATAGCGGGGACGTGACCGCATTTTCAAGAAAGTGGGGTCAAACATATTCACACTTTGACACAAACCTTGCTGCTGGCGGCGAATCGGCGGCAGCTTTGTCAACCTCAGTGGATGCGTCAATCGTTCTTTCCGAGGAAAACGCCGCACTTCTTTCGTCAAAGGTAACAATCACATTCGGAGACACCACTCAAGACATTGGCAATGGTAACGGCTCAAAGCTTTACAAGGGAACGATAGCTTTGTCGGATTCTTGCACGTTACAGGAGGCGTATCAGTATCTCCAATATATAACAAGAGAGTCGTCAACCACAACACTGAACAGCATTCCGGGATGGCGTTATCGAAAGCTCAACTCCGCATATCCGGAGGTTGTTTCTGCTCCGTTCGGGACATTTGCTGGTGGAACCTTTTTCGTTGCCAGAGGATGGTATTTGTCTGGCGTTTTACCCGCTGAAGCTACGCGCTATCAATTGATCGCCGATGATGGAACAACGCAAGTGCCGCCAACACTTATCGGCATCACCGTTGGAAACCTTGTTTCTGGAGACAGGGTTTTGGTGGCCAGAGAAAACGGAAGCGGCGGAGTGCTCAAAGACGAATATACACCCGTTGCAGCCAACTCTGGAGCAACATCGTTACAGGTCGTGGAGTCCATCAAGACGGATACACCATCATCTGGCGTGATTCGCATCAAGGGGCTTCGATATACCTACTCTTCATTTAACGCTGGAACCAAAACGTTTTCTGGCCTGTCCCCATCTCTTGCGGGCAACATTGTGACGGCAGACGATGTATTTGTTCCGTTCATCGACAAGGTTGCGGCGGCATCAAGCGAAAGCGTGACCTTCATCTTTTCAACAAACTTCACCGCAAGAGTTGACGTTCGCAATGGCTCTGGCGAATCACCAATTATTCCGTTTAATACACTATTAAGCGTGACATCGGCGGGAGGCTCTGTTAACGCAAGTAGGAACTCCGATGTATAATGACAGAATATGTATCTCCATTTACCTTCGATTTTGAAACATCCATTATCGAGGTCGATGATGGAACAACAGATGTTGATTGTTCCACGCTTTATTCTGCCATCAAAACAGCACAATCGGGGGAGGTCGGAATAATTTATGAAGGAATCGGATCAGGTTCAGGACTCAAAGAACTTGGCCCCGGAGTGCAAGTTGGCCTCACCGTCGAACTATTGGGGACGTGGCAACTTCGTTTTACGGCGGGAAACTACGTTGCGCGAGTCGCTGGAGGAAACCTCACAGGAGGCCCAGAAGGCGACCCAATCGCCTACTCAGAAGGAGTCCAAACCTTGCTAATCCAGTCCGCAGCATCAACCGTTGTAGCAACTGGCTCTGGAGTTACGGCGCAAGATAAAATTGATATTGCCTCATCTGTTCGCTCCGCCCTTAATCCAGACCTTAACGTGGTAAATGACGGAATCAAAAAGGCATCATTGCTCATTCCCCATACGCAAAGCGTTTAATGGGTTTGACTTAATAGATTGATATAATAGAATATAAAGATTCATGGAAACCAAAGGAAACGCTGAATTAAGCAATATTGACGATTCTGGTGCTGTGCCTAAAAAGCGCATATCTTCTTCGGAGCATCTTGTTTCAATAGCGGACAAATATATCGACCAAGACGAAGAAGCGGCGTATCTGAGGTCAAAAGCTCAAGCCCTTGTTAATGGCGAGGCTCCCTATGATTCCGACGAACTAAGAGACAAGGGATTGACGCACATTGTCAATGCGAACTTCGGAGAGGCTAGTGCCGTCATGGAGGCAGCTTTGGCTCCGTATATCGAACTACAGAACGGCGTCCCCAGAATTGCCAACGTTATCATGGAAGCGTATGAGGGCGATTCAAACGAAGATTCAGAAATCATCTCACAGGAGTTTGATTGGATGCTTAAGGAGTGGAGCGACTACCCATACAACATGCAGCTACTTTCGCGAGAGTTCGTTGGTGACGGCGTTGGCGTTGCCATGTGGCCCGACGAGCGAACCATATTTTGGGAGCCCTGCGGGCTGAAAGACTTCAAGGTTGCCAGAGACACAAAGGTGTCGGACGAGGCGATAGAGGTTGCCATTGTTACGCGCAACATGAGTGTTAGTCAGCTTTATTACTACATCCGTAATCCCAAGACGGCGAATGCGATGGGTTGGAATATCGAGGCTGTGAAACAGGCTATTTGGAAGGCTTCCACAAAGTCTGATCAGTGGAAGAATTACACCCATCACTGGGAAGACTTTGAGCGCGAGGTAAAGGAGAACGACCTTTATTCTGGAGAGTCCGCCTACCATCGCGCTCAATTGATTTACGCATACAACCGAGAGTTTGACGGAAAGTTCACGCAGCTAATCGCTTCCAGAGACGCTGATGATTTTCTTTACGAGAGATACGGAAAATACAATAGCGTTAACAATTGTTTTGTCATCTTTACCTACGGCGTAGGCCAAGGAACCTTTCATACCATTCGCGGATTAAAGCAAAAGATTTACAATCCGATTCAAGTTTCCAACAGAATCCTTTGCCAAGCCGCCCAAGCCGCCATAACCGCTGGGCTCATTCAGCTACAGGGGGATTCTGAAGCTATCCAAGACTTCCAATACATCGAGGTTGGGCCATACACGTTTATTCCCAACGGACTGACACCAGTTCAGCTCACTCCCCCGACCGTGGCTACACAAGGACTTCCTGTTTACAACTTGATGAGCCAGACCCTACAGAACAACACGGGCAGCTATCGCTCGCGCTCTGTGACGCCAGAGGGACAAGCAAGATCGGCCACGGAGGTTGTGCAGCAGGCGAGACAAGAATCCACACTCAACGCAGCAGCCTTGGAGCTTTTTTACACCCCATACAACAAGCTCCTGACAGAGCAATATCGCCGCGCTGTTTCCCCATTCATTACGCCAAACGACAAAGGCGGAAGACTTGCGCTCGAATTTCGCGCCAGATGCAAGAGACAGGGTGTGTCCATTGAAAGGATGCGCCAGTTCTTGAAGGTGACGGCAATGCGGGCCATGGGCGACGGAAGCCCAGTGATGACCGAGATGGCCAGCAAGCAGCTCATGGAGCTTTATTCGCTGATGGACGAGAAGGGCAAAGAAAACACGCTTAGAGCGGTTGTGGCCGGAATCCCCGGAGTTGGCTACCAGAAGGTTGATCTTTTCGTGGCAGACAAAGGCCCAAGGCGCGTTGTTGACTTTGACATTGCCAACCTTGAAAACGGAAACCTCCGCCAAGGAATACAGCAAATTGTCCACGACAGCCAAAACCACGCTGTTCACATCGAGGCCCATATCCCGCTTATGGCGGAAATTGTCGAGCTTCATCGCCAGCAGCAAATCCCAGACGAGCAGGCAATGCAAATTCTCCGCCCGCTGGCAGACCATACCACACAGCATTTGGTGTTCTTTTCCACCAATAGTTTCCGCAAGCAGGAGGTCAACGAACTCAAGAGACAACTGCAAAATGTCACCGCATACGTTGACGAACTTGAGCAACAGGTCATAAACAGAATGATGACCGAGCAAAATAAGATGCAGGAACAGGCTTTGGCGGGGCAGCAACAAGGACAACAGCCGAACCCCAAAGACATGATTGAGCTAGAAAAAGCACAACTGCGCTTGGCGGAAATGCAGGAAAAACGAATGATGAGCCAAGAGGCGCATCAGCAAAAGATGGAAACAATCAGGCAGCAGATGGCCCTCAACGACCTCAAAACGCGCAGTTCCATTTTGGAGAAAACAGCCAGACCCGCAGGCAGACCACCGATTGCCGCGCAAACAGTTTAATTTTTACACTATTCGTGCTAGACAAGAATAAAATTTTCGTATAGTTAGACTTATCAATGGAATGGACAGATCAAGACGCCCGCGAGTGGGCAAAGACTTGGCAAGAGTCTCACATGATTAAGGGATTGAAGATAATTGCCAAAAAGGTAAGACCACGACGAATGGTTGGACAAGTCGCACAGGGATTCGATCTGTCTCCAGTGTTCATCAAAACCTGTGGATTCTATGAGGGCGGACAAGAAGTGCTTGACCTTGTTGAAATTTTGGCTAATGGAAGAGTGGAGAACAAACCGAAAACAGAGCTTCCAGAACCATTTTCACATATAACATCAGAAAAAAATAAATAACCATGTCAAACGCGATACTAAACAGTGCATTAACGGGCGAGGCAGATTTTGCCGGAGCCGTTCTTGGTAGAAGTCAAGAGACAGCAGAGCCAGTCGTCGAGCAGGCTCCAGCAACACCTGATGCTGAAAAAGCGGCAGAGCAACCGCCAGTCAAGGAGGTTGTTAAGCAGGAGGAAAAAACCAAGGTTCCCACCAGAGACGTTGAAGAAAAAACCAAGAAAACTGAAGATGTTGACATTGCAAAACAAACTGAAAAAGCTACTGAAAAAAGCGAAGATAAAACTGAAGAATTGGTTTCTTCCGACTCTGATCTTCCTGTCAATCCCCACTTTAACGACAAAGAGGTTGCGGACAAACCCTCTGGAGATGATTCGGAAAAGGGACTGTCTTCTTGGAAAGAGCACAAAGCAGAGCTTAAAAAAGCGAGAGAAGAAAGGGACAGGCTTGCCGCAGAACTTAAAGCCGCCAAAGAAGCCGCCTCAACAACGAGTTCCTTTGAGGCCGAAAACTACAAAAAGGAAATCGAAGACTACAAGACCAAAATTGCAGAACTCAGCAGAGAGCTTAAAACAGCCAACTTTGAACGCAGTCCAGAGTATGTTGAAAGGGTCAAAAAGCCGCTAAACGGATTGCAGGGTGATCTTCGCGCAATCGCCGAAGCCAATGACGCGGATTTCGGCAAGCTATGGCAAGCGGTTACAGAACCCGACATTCGCAAGCGAACCGATAGCCTTGAAGACCTGATTGGCGACTTCAAGCGCATGGAGCAAATCGAGGTTGTCAAGCTGGCCGAGAAATACCACAACCTAGCATCAGAGCATGAACGCTTTCAGAGAGACGCTGAATCTCTTGTGGAAAACGAGAAAGCGCGGAAAGCCCAAGAGGAACAAGAGTTCATCGAGAACGATCTGCGCTTGCAAAAGGTATTCACATCAAAAACGTGGACAAATTTTGAAGACAGGCATAACTTCTTAAAAGAGGTTGACGGACAAGATGACTGGAACAACCACATTCGGAGCGCCAGAAAAACAGCAGCCGAAATAAACCTCGATAGATTGAGCGTGGAAGAGAGGTCTTCCATTCTTGCCAAGGCTTCCGTTGTTCCGTTCTTGGAGTCTGCAATCAGCCATTATTCAACGCAACTTGCCAAAGTGTCAGAGGCAAAGAACGCGGAGATTGCAGAACTCAAAAAACAAATCGAAGGATTGGTCGGAGCTTCTCCCAGTCTTGGAACGTCCACCACAGAGGCGCAAGAGCCAGAAGAGGACATAGATGACAAGTCGTTGACCAACTTCGGCGCAACACTGCTTCGTCGCTAATTTCCCCCTATCAGCACAAAAAGGGCGAGAGTAACATCTCGCTCTTTTTTTTGTTGACACCATATTGTCAATATAGTAGATTCAATTATGACTTAGCCGAATTGGTCACGGACGCTGGTTGGTGAGCGACATCGCCTCCTAAAACTAATAGCCGTCTATCCCCCTCGCGGCGTGGGAAAAAACCGCAAGCGGCCAGATAATGCGTGTGCGTTATACAAGGCTTAATGCAAAAACCAAATTAGATTAAATAGGAGACTTAATAAAATGTCTGCACCCTCATCCCTCACTTGCGAAGCTATCAATGATAACTTCCAGAGAGAAACCGGACGTATTGCCCTTGGCACTCATCGTCTTGGCCTCTATAAAGACCCGTATCTGCGTTTTGTTTCGCAGTCCGCCTTCCCTGACAACATGGGAGCGGTCATCACCAATACCATTGCTCAACGCACCAAAGCCACTGGCTCTGGATGGGAAGACGTGGGCATCTCGACCGTCAGCGGTCAAGACAACGCCTGCTTGCCCCCCGTCAAAAAGGTTGGCTATGCGTTTGACCAGAAAACCTTCAAGCTCCGTCATCAGGCCATTGAGTCGGATTGGATTTGCTTGGAAGATGTTCGCACCTCCGCGTTCCCCGTGGACGATGTTAACAACTACATCAAAATCCTCGCCGACAACGTGAACGTTGAGTGGATTGAGCGTTACGACAATGACTACTTCGAGGTGGCCGAGCACAAAATGGTTGTTGCTCCGGGCCTGCCCGAAGATGACACTGCGTTCCCCTCGACCGCTCCTACCAGCGTTTTGACTCCGGGTGTGCTGCGCTCGATCTACGACAACCTCTATCAGGACAACGCTGGTGATGACGGTGACGCCGTTACCGACGATGGTTCGCCTGTTTTCAACGTGTTCGCCGAACGCGCCACGATTGAGAACTTGATCAAGCTTCAGGAAGATGTCCGTCAAGACATCCGTTGGAGCGACCGCGTGAACGACCTGCTTGGCGCAAACGGCTCCTCGCTCCTGCCCCGCAAGAGCTATGGTGGCTTTGTGTTCCACAGCCGTCCGTTCCCGAAACGCTTCAATGATGACGGTGCTGGTGGTTATACCGAAGTTCCCGCTTACGTTGCTTCTGGCGCGACCAAGGGAACCAAGTATGTCATCAACCCCGCCTACAAGACGGCGAAATACACCTCCACGGTTGTGTTTCACCCGAAGGCTATGGAATGGCTTGTTCCTAACCCGAACGTCAAAGTCGGAAAATTGGTCTATGATGCCCAGAATTATCGCGGCGACTTCAAGTGGATCAATGAATACGACAAGACCTGCAACCCTGACAAGAACAGCGGTTACTGGAGAGCGAAGATGGCCTGCGCCGTCAAGCAAGTGTTCCCTCAGTGGGCATACTATATCCTGCACCTCCGCTGCAACTTGGCCAATGACTTGGTTGCTTGCCCTGCTGGTTCAGGATACGGGTATTTGGTTTAGCATAACCGAAACTGATTGACAAGTTGGGGCTGGCAGGTTATCCTGCCAGCCCTAACTATTTATGAAGAAATACATCCAACTCAAACACGGCACAGCAATCATAGACGAACAAGACTTCGACAGAATCAATCAATATAAATGGAACTCTGTTGACAATGACGGAACTGGCAAAAGGCACTATGCGACATGCAAAATTAGAGGAATGACAGTTTATATGCACCGCATGGTAATGGGAGCACAATCTGGTGAAACGGTAGATCATATTGACGGAAACGGATTAAATAACAGTCGGGAAAACTTGAGATTTGTTGTTCCATCACAAAACAACATGAATCAAAGGGCGCGCGAGGACAACACAAGTGGCCACAAAGGAATTAGTTGGTGTCCAGACAGAGAGAAATATCAAGTCTATATCAATGTTGATAGAAAGCGAAAATCTCTTGGACGTTACAGGACTCTAGAGGAGGCTATTTATGTGCGAGATCAGGCCGCAAAAAAGCATTACGGCGAGTTTGCGCGAGACAACTCATCCTTGCCAGAGGATGCAAAAATAGAGCCGCACAGGGCAATTCCAAGGACGCTAAGAAGGACAGGAAATAACAACTCGTCTGGAAAAACTGGCGTCACAAGATTTAAGGGTAAATGGAAGGCGACCATTACTATTAAAGGAAAAGTAAAACATATTGGAACATTTGCAGACCTTGACTTGGCGATTGCCGCCCGCGAAAAAGCTGAACGTGAATATTTTCCGCAATATTTTGAGAATAAAGCGGCTTGACTTTTGGGGGAATTTGAACTAATGTTTGATAACCAATCTTATTACTATTATGAAAATTCCCATTCCCGAAGGATACACCCTGCCCGAAGAAACCGCTGACGGCGAAACCATAGAAGAACTTGTAACCCTTCGCGTTGAAGGCGACATGCTTGTTCCCACCATGATTGCTGGCGTTGAAATCGCGGCTGAAGAAGCCGAAGATGAAGACGAAGACATGGCTACGGAAGATATGGAAGAAGCCGCCTCTATGGGAGGAATGGGCGAGCGCATCATGGGTATGGCCTAATCTGGTAAGATGCCAATTCCCGTTCTCAATGACCAAGTAGCCATTAACGCATCACTCCCCAAAAGGGAGATTTTTGCGAGGTGGCTTATTGGTGTTCAGGGGTTCGGCGAAACTGGCGATTACGCCACGCTTCCAGAGCGATACATTCTTGCCAAAATTGCCGTAGCTTACGGATGCCCCAAATCCGAAGCCGATTACATATCACTTCCCAAGCAATACGTTTGGAGTGATATTTACAACGCAATTTCTGGGGACACGGGAGTTCATTACGATTGGTCTGAAAAACAGGCATTGGGATGGATTCTTGGCGCAACCTACGGAGATCAAAATGTCGGGCAATTCTTGGCCTACTACATCGACCTTCCAACGAGAATTCAACTGGCCCTTTTGGTAGAACTCAACGGCGGAACCCCGCCACCTCCAGAAACATTCTTCATTGAATACAATGACGGTGTTGATGCTGGCGATCTTCTTTACGATGATGGAGACGACTCAGGTAAATTAATTTACGCATAAGGAGAAATATCATGGCCGACAAAAGAATAAAAGATTTAGCAACTACCGCCACATCGCCAGCAGGGGATGATTTTTTTGCAATAGATGGAGCAACCAGCAATTCGCGCAAAATACTCGCTGATTCCTTCCTGCAAGACGCGCCGACAGACGCCACACTTTACGGTCGCAAGGATGGCGCATGGGAAGAGGCGGCAAGCCCAGATGACGTTCCGCTTGTTCCAACGTTCGTATATGATGGCACGGCAGGAACTACACAATTTATCTATGGAGACATTCCAGACAACTGGCAACAAAACAACTCCGACCTCACACAACTTTACATAGGCAATTCTGTCACGTCTATTGGAAGCTACGCATTTACATATTGCAGCGGCCTTGCGGGAGATTTAGTCATCCCTAATTCCGTCACCTCCATTGGAAGCTATGCTTTCCAGTATTGCAGCGGCTTTGACGGCAATTTGTTCATTGGTAATTCGGTGACAACGATTGGAGATAACGCGATTCGAAATTGCAGCGGACTCACAGGAAGTCTAGTAATCCCCAATTCTGTCACATATATTGGAGTTTCGTCGTTCCAAGATTGCTCTGGATTCTCTGGAAATCTCGTTATCCCCAACTCTGTGACACTTATTGGAAACTCTTCATTTATAGGATGCACAGGCCTTACGAGCGTCATTGTCCCAAGCCCCACAACAATAATTGATGACTATCCATTTACAAGTTGCACAAACCTCACAGCAGCCTATCTCAATCAACCTATAGGCTCCCTTGGAAGCTATGCACTTGCGGGCAGCGGAATCACCAACGTCTATATTGGCCCCGATGCCACAGGCTACACCTTGGGTTCAGGTCAGACCATCGGAGGACAATCAGGCATCACCGTTTCTATCTGGACAAATTACCCAAACGTGCCTTAATTTGGGGGCCATGAGTAAAACAATTCACTTTGTATCCGGCCTTCCGCGCAGCGGGTCAACGCTGCTAATGAACCTCCTCGCGCAAAATCCGCTGGTTCATTCAACAGCAACATCTGGACTCCATGAGATAGGTTACATTGCCAGACAATTTAGCCAGACCGAAGAGTTCAAGACCATCCCCAATCCCAAAGACGGCGAGACACTTTTTTACGATTACATCAAGGGAGGATGCGAAAATGCCTTCAATCGCTTAACCGACAGACCGATTGTGGCTGACAAGTGCCGCAGTTGGGTTGGACACCTAGACATGCTTTTTTCCATTTGGCCGAACGCCAAGGTGCTTGTTCCTGTGCGAGACATGCGAGGAATTCTTTCGAGCTTTGAGAAGAAGTGGAGAGCGCATCCTTTTCCATTTACTGGTATTGAAAAACAAAACCCGCAGAATTGGACTACGTTAGAAAAACGAGCGCAGGGATGGCTGCAAATGCCGCCTCTTGGAATTGCTGTTGAGCGAGTTTCGGACGCCGTTCGTCGCCATAAGGACAGACTTCATTTTGTTCACTTTGAATCATTGGCGACCAAGCCCGCCGAAACCATGGGAGAAATTTGGGAATATCTTGGGCTTAAATTTGATAGCCATGACTTCAATAATGTGAGACAATACACAAAAGAGCATGAGCTTGGATGGCCGTATGGCGACCACGAAATAAGAAACAAAGTGGAACCCGTAACACCAGATTGGCTCGACACTCTTGGGCGGCAACTTTCCGACCAGATAGGACAAACATTCAAATGGATTAACGAATTATGAAATATGCAATCACTGGCCCCAAGGGGGCAATTAACCGTATTAGCGACACAGAGCCGCAAGTTGTCGGACAATTTGCGAAGGTTGTTCAAATAACGGACGAGCAAGCAGCAATCGTTGGGGCCGGACTCGCAAGCGAACCTAGGGTTATTTATTTTTACAACCAAGGAGAACTCGAAGAGGCCAGCGTTCATCTGGCGAGAATTCTTGAAGAGCGGCGTCCCAAGGTTACGGCAGAAAAGCACATTGAGCGTCAGGGTTATCCCGCCATTCGACTTGTCACCCTGATGGACTTGGAGGGTAAGCTTGTGCAGCTTGGCAAATCTTCCGCGAAGCTTTCAGCCGTTCGCTCTTGGCTGGACTCTATTTTGGGAGCATTTGCCGCCAACCCCGAACCCCGCAACAATTGGCCGCAAGCTCCGTTTACGTTTGAAGAAACAGTCCAAGAGGCAGCAAGCAAACTTCAGTAGTAAGCCATGGCCGATCAAAGAATCAAAGACATAGCAACGACAGCAACAGCCCCATCGGCTGGTGACTTTTTTGCTATAGACGGCGCGGTAAATAATACCAGAAAGATAGCCGCCAATTCTTTCTTGCAAGACGCTCCTTCTGATGGCGACCTTTATGGCCGCAAATCGGGAGCGTGGTCATTTGCCGCATCACCAAGCAGCCTTCCCATATTGCCAACTTTTGTCTATGACTCCGCAGCAGGGGATTCTTTGTTCGTTTACGGCGACATTCCAAATAACTGGCAACAAAACAACTCCGACCTCACACAACTTTACATAGGCAATTCTGTCACGTCTATTGGAAGCTACGCATTTACATATTGCTTCGGCCTTGCGGGAGATTTAGTCATTCCTAACTCCGTTACATCAATTGGAAGCTATGCTTTTAGCTACTGCTCAAATTTTACAGGAGAATTGACTATTTCCAACACCATTACGTCAATAGATCAAGGTGTATTTTATACGTCTTATTTTACTGGACAACTGGTAATACCGGATTCCGTGGTTTCAATAGGCCCAAACGCATTTGCCCTTTCTCAAGGTTTTACTGGAAATTTAATTATCGGAAATTCAGTTACCACAATTGAAAGTTATGCGTTTGGCTATTGCAC